ACTTGTCGCAAGAAGAAGACTGGTTGCAAAAATTAGACTTGTTGCAAGAATAAGACTTGTTGCAAGAATTAGACTTGTCGCAATTCTCACATAATGTACAATCTTTACAATTTTTATTAGCCATAGTTTTTATTGTTAAATTATTATTTATATTCCTTAGCCTTTAATGATTTGTTTAACTTCTTCTCTATCAATCATAAAACACGACTTCATTTGTTTTATATCAAATTCTGGGTAGTTAGGGTTAGTGTCTACAATTTGCTTAACTCCTTTTAATTTTTCTACCTTCTCAAGTATACGAATTCGCTCAAGTTTTAAAGCTTCTTCCGCAAAGTCTATTATCTCTTGCGGGTCTAGTTGACATAACCAATCATTGAAATCATCTGGCATATCATCATCAATTCCTATGTATTGCTCTGAATGTTTTTCCATGAGGTAATCTTCAAAATCTTCTTGTTTAGTCATGTTGTACCTCCGGTTAGTTAAATAATGAATCCATTATCATTCTCTGTCCTCTAGCTGCGTATGTAGCAGCTTTAACAGTACGTGCAAGTTCTTCATCAAGAGCTTGTAAAGCTTCTTGCTTCTCCTTTTCTGAAGGTGTTACTTCTTTAATTTTCATATTGTTTGTGGTTACTAGGCTTGTAAAGAATAAGCCTTTAAATATAATTATTCAAGTCTGAATGTATAGTTTTCATTTACAGAATCGTCCTTTGTTATCTCTCTTAGACAGCCTATAGTGTTACGATTCCAGTTAGATGCTGATGTAGCGTAGCATTTCGTACCGTCAACACCGCACGCTTTCAAGCCTAAAGCTGTACGTCCACCGTTAGAGAGTTCTCCTATGGTAGTGTATGAGCCTAGATAACCGTTATTAAGAGTTTTACCCATAGCTTCTATACCAGCTTCTAATGTTGCGTAGTGTGTTGTACCTCCTCTATCGTATGAGCCAACGTTACCTATATTATTCTTACCTTTCAATGCTTGTCCAAGTGAGCTATCCGCCTGCGCGATACATACCATTATCTCTGGCTTAAGGTTGTAGTGTTCACCGACCGCGCGAAACGTGTCACCAGCTTCTTTAACAAATTCAGCTCCATTGGCTTCTAGGAAAGAATCTATACCCGCTTCGTTAGTAGATATAAAGTTACCACTAACATCTTCAACGTCTTCTACCTCCTTATATAAGGATAGAGCTTCGTTTAATTCTTTTAGTTTATTATCTGATTCAGTAGTCTTTTCTTGTAAGGCTTGTAATTGTACGTGTAGACCTGAATTTTTAAACTCTTCAGTAGATACAATCTTTCTTAATCTACTTTCTTGTGTTTGTAATGCGTTACCCATTAGAGCGATAACGAATAAACCGAGAGTGATAAAAAGAAACAGGCTAAGTATCTTCTTGACGCTTGGGTTCATACTGATTGGATTAGAGAAATAATTGTTAATGTGATAGGTATTAAACCTAGAGTAATGACCATGATGTTACCTTGTATTGGCATCCCTGCGTTTGCAACGCGGGGAGTTTCAAAATGTTTTTGATTTTTAAACATAGTTTTGAGGGTTATTGATATTAAGTGGAGTCATACGGTTGTTTTTCCATGTACTGAAAGAGAGAGCGACTGAACGTATACTGGCGAAGTCTTCAGAGGTGAACAGCATACGCATATGTCCACGCTTAGTTGAGTTCTTACAACTTACAAGATATTCTTGGTAGTTGCTTGGGTCTTTAATTGCTTCGGATTCGAGGTAATCCATATAGCATTTAGCTTTTTTTACTTTTGTCATAGTGGAATGAGGTTATGTTTTTGTTTAAAAGATAGTTGGGTTAAATTATAATGTAATAAATAAAGTACCAGCCAATTACTATTGATACTGCTACGGAAAGGAAGGCTAGTACCCCCGCCGCTAGTTGTTTGAGTTCTTCCATGTTATATGGTTAGTTATTATTATCTATCCAGTTTTTGTTTAATTTTAATTTTTAAAATTCAACTGCTTCCTTCACCATCGATGAAGGCTTGAAAGTGTTGTATACCTTTGCATTCATAATTTATTAAGCATTTCTCGCAATGTTGCATATAGCCCTCTGTTGTACCTCCATATCTATCCGTGTCCATGAAGGGAACAGTTATTAGTTTGGTTTTCTTACAGTTGGGACAAAGTTTATTCTTCATGGTTTTATTAGGTTATTATTACCTCCAAATTAAAAATAAAAATCCTATCAACGACATACTTACAGCCAGCGCAAGCAATCTGTTCCTTAACCTTCTAGCCTTGACTGGAACACTATAATTAGTAGTCCATCCTCCTTCTGTGTGATAAATACTATGCCACGTTGATATATCGTATATGCACGCCCAGAAAGCTATAAAAAAGGAAACAATCTCTAGTGTTAGGAATATCCTCATATTAGTAATCAAGGTTAGAGAGTTGTTCAGAGTTTTTTCTTCTCTCGTGTACAAGTGCTTTAGCCTGTAAAGGAGAGAGTTTGCTTGATTTCTCGCGCTCCTCCATCCTTTGTAATTGGACTAGTAGAGGTTTACATTCTTCTGGAATCTCAGCCCATTCCTTTTTGTTGTACCTTCTCATAATGATGTTGTTAACAAGATAGTAGTTAAGTCTAGTAGGATAATGATAAAAATAGCGAAGTATAACATATAATATTTATTCATTGTTATTAGTTAAGTAATAGTTTGCTACTATCATCTTGAGCCATACCGCTAAAGGTATCATCTTTTCTTTTGCGTCCTTCTCTACCGTTTTCCGTAAGTCTTCCGGTAGATAGACGTGTAATTGTTTCAATGCCATATATTTTATTAGTTAATATTATTATCTATAAGACGTTTTTCCCCGATACGGGGATTCCCGTAACGGGATTATGTTGTACGCTTCCTGAGCGTTTTTTCTTCTAGCTATTTCAACGTATTCCCTCCATTGTTCTAAATCGCTAAGGTCTAAGAAAGATTTGTTTTTTACATCATTGAGTCTAATTTGTGCCAACCTTACCGATTCTTTTCTAGTATTAGCCATTGTGAATCCTAAATCAAATCCAGTTATCGGCTCGGCAACGTGCCATTTGTTCTTATCCTTATATACTATTAGTTCTCTACCAATAGAATCCTTGTACTTATAGCCTTGAGTAGGGATATTCCCCTTGTCTGAGTCTACTGAATCAAAGATTTCTTTTGTGTACATATGTATTTTAGTTAATTAATATATTATTGTATCTTCTGTTTAAGCTCCCATTCTACCATTAGTATAGTGAACTTATCTGCATACTCTATTAGTTCTTCTGTGTCTAGGTCAGCCATCCAGTCATTAAAGCTGTCTGGCATATCATCATCACAGCCTATATATTGGTCTGCGTGTTGCTCTGCTAAATAGTCTTCAAACTTCATAGTATTTATTGGTTATGTTTTAATTTATTTAAGTTTCTGATTATATTTTCCCTATTCACAAACGATTCGCCCTCAATATCATCGCGCCAAATCATTCTCTTTTCATTTCCAACTATTTGTATGCACTCGTTGATTATATCCATTCTCTTTTTCTTATTTATTATTGCTGGTATATGTACAATAGTTCCCTTTTCATTCTTTAATTGCCCACCCTTCACCGCCTTTGCGAGCAGTTCGGAATGTATGTAATGTTGTACCTCCGGACTCCATTTTTCTGGATTAAGTTGGTGGCTTTTCCATTTACGCCACAATATCCAAGTGATATAGTTTAAAACTCTTTTCATAGTGTTTATTGTTAAATAAGTTAAATTATAGTGATTTCAAAAGCTCTAACTAGGTCTTCAGCTTCGTAACCTTCGCTTGATTTTATGATTTTCTCATCTCTCCAGTTTTCGCTATGCGTGTCTATGTAGTCTTGTACAGCTTCTTTTGGTGGCATAAAGGTTACTTCGTACCATTGCCATTGGTTGTAGTCGTCCATGTGTTCTACCATTGTGGCTGTTGTTTTTTTGTCCATTTTATAGGGGTTAATGGATTGATAAATTAGATAATGTATTCGCCTTGCTTAATTACCTTGTAGCCCTGTTCCTCGATTGCGTTGGTATAACTATGAGAAGTGTTATCAATTACCCATTTAAGATGGTCATCTTCTGTTCCATAGTTGCATATTCTTATGCCTTGGTCATTCCATCGTCTGTCCTCGATTAAATAAGTTTTTTCCATTGTTTAAGGGGTTAATAAACAAGTCAAGAGGCTAGAGCCTAGCCCCTTAGAGCTGCCTACAATAGTTTTTTCATAGCCACCATGCTTGTTCCGCAGCAGTTATAGACTTCATACCCTATAAAATTATCGTCTGTGAATTCATCAAATGAATCCCTGCTTTGCCCTACTAGCCAAAGCCCGTTGATGCCAAAATTATACTTGCTTTTCATGTCTACGCTTTCAACCTTTCTCCAGTCGTCTTGAACTTCCGTTACCATATCGACCATTCCATCGAAACTGCTTTTTGTTTTTATATACAAATTGTTTGCTTCAAGCTGTCTTTTTATAAAACTTTTTATTGTGCTTCTTGTTGTTTTCATGTTGTTGTTGGGTTAAATTATAAACATGAGTGAAGGCTCGAAAGCCCTCTACTTGTCTATAATTAAGCTAGAATGTCAATAACGATAGAATATAGCCATAAAAATTGAAAGCCTATAACAAAGACCGCAAGGCTAATGTCTCTGATATCATCTTGCCAACTGTTTTCTTGTGTCTTCATACTGTTTGGGTTAAATTATAAACATGATGGAAGGGCTTGAAAGCCCCTCTACATATTTAGAACGGCAGTTCAACATGCTTTACTTTTTCTCTGTTAAACACTTCACCTTTGAAATTATCATGCTTTACTATTACATACTTGCCGCCCTTGTCACTTACTACAACTCCAGATAAAACTTTGTGACCAAGGTCTACTGATACTGGCTCGTTTTCTGTAAATGTTTTCATACTGTTTGGGTTATTGGTATTTCTTATCTAGTTTCGAATCTCTTTGAGATTCTAACTGTGTCTATAAAAATATTTTTAATATCTTTTATAAACTATCTATATAGTACAGGACTTAATAAGATTTTACAAGCCTTAATGAGACTTATTATACACTATACTGTTGACATTATAGCAGAATTGTGTTATAGATTCCGACAAGCATTACTTCATGCCCTAAAGGAAGTCGTTTACACTGTCGGTTATACCGACATGTTATTTAACTGCTAATCATTAGTATTGTTTTTTTAAAGTCCTTTGTACTGTTCAGTTAAAATTGATTTCCGAAAGTATATATAGTAGACCGTTTGTGAAAGTTCTTTTCTTTTGAGAATATAGTTTTTGATAGACAGCAAGCCCCATCAGCAAGGGGGGTAGGGGCAGAAAAACAGCCGGCCCTTTTCACATGATAATATGTGGGGGGTGATTGCAGTGACATAGAAAATTCAGTGAATAATGAGATATGGGTAATATAGGTTTATGTACTAAAAAGTTGTACAGACAGTATTGTTTTTGTTTTTTTAATTAAAGACTATGGCAGTTGGCTTTAAATAAAAGACAAGAATTAAAGCGAACAGCGTTTGCCTTTAATTTATCTTTTTTCTATTGACTGTTGCAGTAGTATATGGTACATTAACTGCATGATAATAGATAATAAGAGCGGTAAGCCAATAATGGGGAAAGCTAAGAAGATAGATTTAATAAAACCGCAAACAGAGTTAACTGCTGAGAGTATGGAACAGTTCAACGTATTTGAGAAGGAGCTGGAAGGTAGAAAGTTTGTAGATGCTTTAGTAATTAAGGAAGGGAATTTAAGTGCAGCAGTAAGGTATTGTTTTCCAACGTATAAAGGTAGAACAGTGGAAGATTGTTATAAGAGGGGACAGGCGTTGATTAAGAAGGAGCATATCGCTAAGTTGATTAATGAAGAGATGACTAGCAGGGGTGTAAGTGTAGGAGGAATCATTAATGATATATTAGTAATTAGTAAGGAAGCGGGTAGGGATGCGGATAAGTTACGAGCATTGGAGTTATTAGGTAAGTTTAAGAAGATGTTCGATGTTGAGGTGGTTAAGAATCAGACTTTAAATTTAAACATAAGTGAAAATGCAGCAAGAAGAATACTTGAAAGAAGAGACAGATACGATATCGGGGACGGAGGAAAGTTCAAAGGCATTAGGGAAGGGGCTTCTCCGGGAGGAGGAAGTCGAGTCAACACCGTTGACGAAGGAGGAGATAGCAGCGTTGATGTCGTTATCTAGGAAGTCTTTGATAGATTATAGTATATTTATGCAGAAGGATTATGTACCTAACTGGCATCATGAGCTTATTGCAGGTAGGTTAGAGAGTGTAGCTTTGGGTAAAATTAAGAGGTTAATGATATTCATGCCCCCTAGACATGGTAAGAGCGAGCTGGCTAGTATAAAGTTCCCGGCTTGGTACCTGGGCCGTAACCCGGATAAGGAAGTTGTTTGTTGTTCACATACAGCAGAGTTAGCTGAAGGTTTTGGTAAACAGACTAGATTAACAGTTTCTGATGAATTACATGAAGCTATATTCCCTGATTGTAGGTTACAAAAAGGTAGTAAGAAAGTCGGTGATTGGAGAGTAAGTGACAGAGGAGGGTTTTATTCAGTGGGTATAGGAGGAGCATTGACCGGTAGGGGAGCCGATTTACTTATAATAGATGACCCTGTAAAGGATAGAAAGGATGCTGAAAGTAGCATTATGAGAAAGGACGCATGGGACTGGTATACTTCTACAGCTAGAACAAGATTGCAGAGTGGGGGAGCTATAATTTTAATTATGACCAGATTTCATGATGACGACCTAGCAGGGAAGATATTAGAAATGGAAGGAGAAAAGGGTCACCACTTCGATTCCAAGTTAGGGAAGTGGGTAAAGAATGTATTTGGAGATGGCAGTGGAGCTGATAAGCAGGGGAAATGGCACGTTCTGCGCCTACCCTGCGAGGCTACAGAAGATGAATTACCTTATAGGCGGAAAGGGGAGCTGCTATGGCCAGATAGATTTGGATGGGATGAAGTATCAGATATTAAAGCTTCCAGTATCAGAGATTGGGGAGCATTATACCAGCAAGACCCTGTATTTGAAGAAGGAGCAGAGTTTCAAAAGGAATGGTTTAAACAGTGGAAAAGAGTTCCTGGTAATTTACATTATGTAACTACTGTAGATTTAGCAATATCACAGAAACAATGGGCAGATGATTCTGTTGTAATGACTGTAGGTATGGATACACAGGATAATATATATGTTATGGAATACAAGAACTGGAAAGCTAATCCGGACCAGGTTATTAAAGAAATATTTAAACAGCAAACAGAATACAATAGTATGGTCGGGGTTGAAACTGTAGGTTATCAACAAGCTTTACTCCATTATATCCAGATAGAAGGAAAAAAGACCGGTAAATATCTTCACGTTACCCCTATACAAACAAGAAGTAATAAAGAAGAAAAGATTCGTGGACTGGTTCCCTATTATAGTAACGGTTTGATTTGGCATAATAGTAATTCACAAGAATTAGAAGACCAACTTGTCAGATTCCCTAATGCTAAACATGACGATATCATAGATGCCTTAAGTATGTCACTAGGTATGCTTAAAAGACCTACAGTACATAAATCTACCTCACTGAATATGCAATACCACAGTGATGGCTCACCTTACCTAGCAGGATAATCTATAATATTCCTAATCTTTGTAAGAGTTCTGAATAAGACATATTTACTGCTTCTTTATCAGTGAAGATTCTTACCTGTTCAATGTCTTCACATCCATCCATTCTAGCCTTAGCTTCACCATTTGCCAACTCCTCTATGGCAGCGCCTGTTAAATCAATAGTAATACCAGTAAATACCACCCTCTTTGGATGCAGAAACCTCCTCTTACAGTTAGGACAACTCTTAGGCTTATCCACCCTAGTAGCCCACTCATACTTACAGAACTTGCAATTCATCGTTTTCATAACAATAATTGTTAAATGATAGTAACCTAATAGTAACAGTCAGCTCATTAAGAGTCAATAGCTGTATAAGGCTTGTGTATGCTAATACTAGCATTTTAAGAGGAATATAGGTGTAAAAAACAGCCTACTTGACATAATTATATGCCTACTAGCTGTTATTACTATACTATTACCATCTAGCAGAAAAAGACTCCTGGTTGGTATACAGCAGGGGATAGTATCTATTTAGCGCGTTTATGCCCGATTTCGCGCTAGTAACCTGTATTTAAACGCAGTTTTCCTTAAATACTATACTCTAAAGAAAAGAAAAAAGAAGAAAACCCTAACAAATCCCGCTAAAAAATATAAAAGAAGAAAAACTAAAAGAAAAACCCCCCTCAAAAAAGAATCTATTATTCAAATACCATAAACTTTACCTTTAAGACCTATAGAGGTGGCAACGGTGACGATACATTCGTGCCATATGGGAACTTTAAGGTAAGCCCCCCATGATTCAACCTTCTGGACATCCTGCTTGCCAATCATGGTAGACTCGCAGGAATATTTATTATTCTACATCAATATAGCATGTATTTTAAGCCATGTCAAGTATTACGCCTTGACATATGGACTTACTTTTTATGTTAATTTATGCTTTACTGCTTCCCATAGTGTATCTGCTAATGCGGAATTCATTGGCATATCACCTCCGTCATATTCGCCAGTTAGTCCTGCTTGTAGTTTTACTTGTTCGTCCCAATCATCCCCTAAGAACTCTAGCATTTGACCGATGGTGGGGAATAAGTCTTGCTTAAAATCATCACTACAAGGGATTACACCTGTCCTTGTTTGAATACAGAACTGTTTTATCCAAAGGATTCTATCTCCTTCATCTATCTCATCCCACTGTTCTTTTGTAATATTTTGCTTCATTTCTTTTTATTAAGTGCTAACCAAAGTCTTGCTACTGCTTCTTCAGGACGTTATCTACGGTAAGTGGAAGGAGTCCGTTCTTCCTAATAAACTTTAGTTCCCTAGTCTTCTCCTCTGCTTTTATCTCTAGGTATGCAATGTTGGCATATATTTTGCTAAGCTCTTCCGTCAGCTCCTTAATGACATCTTCCTTTTTATTAATCATTTCTTTTTATTAAGTTCTAACCAAAGTATTACAGTATATGCGAAGAATGTCAATATAATAACTTTCATTTTGTCAAGCTAAAAAATAATAATGCTATTGACTTGGCTTGTTTAATATGGTATACCTATGTTGTGTATAAAGAAATTATACAACGAGCGATAGATACAAGGAGCAAGTATGACCATATTGCTTGGAGGTGTGTATGCCCATCGTGTGGCTTAAAGAGGAACATATTTGGAGAAGTGATAAAAAAAGTGTTCAAGGATGAGCATAAAGATATGAAGAAGATTGACATAAAGTGTAATAGCCCTAAATGTCGTGCCGTAGTAAAAACCCTTGGCAGGATGAGTAATGAGCAGGCGTTACATAAAACGGATATAACTCGTAGAGGACTCACAGAAGAGCAGGTTCATGAGCAGTTCATTAGACGAGTATATGAGTTAAAGACTGATGTGGGCTTATAACCAAGGGTGTATGAAAATATCACACCAACGCGGGGTCTACTAGCCTAATTTTGAGCGGGAAGCGCATTTATAAGCCCCGCATTAGTTATTAACTTGAATATATTGTCTAAAATAAACAAGAAAGTAAAAGAGAGAGCACTGGAATGGGTTCAGGAAGTTAATCTGAGCTTTGATAATTTGAGTGATAGGATGAGAGATAAGTGGTACGATTGGTGGAATATGTATCGTTCTTTTGAGAATCAGCAAAAGCTACCTGGACAGAGTAATATATTTATACCTAAAGTTTATGAAGTTATTGAAAAGAAGGTCCCTGCTGTTATTGCTAATAGTCCCCGTTTCATTGTCACTCCTAGGAGCAATGATGCTAATCAATATATTGGTATTATTAGAGATACGATAGGATTCTGGTGGGATGAAGATGATATGCAAGGAAAGCTAGAGAAGTTGGTAAAAGATAGTTTTATCTTCGGTGTAGGGTTCTTAAAAGTAGATTGGTATCAGGAGATGAAGACAGAAACTACTATGGAGTATGGTGTAGATGAAGAGACAGGAGAAACTATTGAAAAGGAAGTAGAAGAAGATGTTGTCAGTTTCGAGCGACCAACTGCTGATTTAGTTTCTATCTTTGATATAAAGGTAGACCCTAGAGTTGAAGACTTTCAAGAAGGAGTAGGAGTTATGCACTATAATAATGATATTAGATATGGTGAGTTAATGAATTTAGGAGAGATGTATGATTTATCTGATATAGATGGATTAGACCCTGAGCAATTATTTGATGATGGATTTACAAGTGAAGAAGAAAGAGACCAGGAAGATGATTTAGGAATTAATGTAGGTAATCCAGATATAGATAAGAATAGAATGGTTACTGCAGATTTTTATGGTTTGTTTTCTGAATCAGGAGAACCTGAAGATGAAAAAGAATATATTATTACAGCTGTAGTAGTAGACAATGAGCCTACTTATATAATAAGGTGTGAAGAAAATACTTTCGGATTCCGTCCTCTTGTTAAATTAGATGATAGAGTTGTAAGAGGAGAATTTTATTCCGTAGGAGAGATAGAACCTTTAGAAGGATTACAAATTGAATATAATAATTTGCGTAATGCGAGGATAGATTTTAATAATGCGGTAAACTATCCGGAATGGATTTATAATGTTAATGCGGGGATTAATCCGGCTAATTTAGTACACAGACCTAATAACATAATTCCAGTAGAACTTCCTTTAGGTAGTGATATTAGAAGTGTCTTAAGGCCAGTAGATAAACCAACACAGCCAGTTAGTGGATATAATGAAGAGTCACAGATGAATAGAGATTTCCAAAGTATCTCACAGACCATTGACTTCACGGATAGGGGAGGGAGTCAGGGATTTACAAATACAGCGACCGGAGTTAAGAGTAGAGATGTTCAAGTCGGTCTGCAGGCTTCTAATATAGTATCTCATTTAGAGACTGCTATTGCAGAAGTAGGAAGGATGTGGCTTGCTTTAGCAGAAGAGTTCTCTGAAGATGAAGTAGTGATAAAGCGCCCTAGAACAGAAGAAGATATTATGAATGCAGATGAAATGAGTGAGCCTGTTCCTTCCTTAGAAGAAGTTCCAGATAAGTTTACAAAGATTCCTAAAGAAGTTCTTACTGATGTAGTGAATAATTTTAAGGTAAAAGTTGAAGCTGGTTCTACAACTGCTGATACTGCTGCAGGTAAAGCGCAGGATGCAGTTAACATTGCTAATACTTCAGTACAATTCGCAGGAATGGGAGTGCCAGTAAATTTAACAGAAGTATATAAAAAGATATTAAGAGATGCTCATCAGGTATCTAATCCTGAAGAATTACTAACTGCTCCACAGCAACCACAGATGATGCCAGGAGAAGAAGGTATGTCACCAGGAGGAGGAATGGAATCAACTCCAGGAGCAGCACAAGGAGGAAAAGTACCTCTACAACCTTCACAACCTAACCAACCGATGGGATGAATATAGACCAACATGTAGCTAGATATCAGAATAAGAAATCATTATCTTTAGTAGATAAACAACTTGAAGCACAAGTTAAAGAAATGGAATCTAAAGCTGCTAATATAAGGACTTTATGTAAATCAGCAGGATGGAAGCATGTAAAAGAATATTTTGAAAAGATTATAGATATGTATAAGGATTTACTAACAAAGGTGAATCCTGACAACCCCCTAGATGTAATAAAACTTCAAGAAGCTGCGGCTGCTAGGGAAGAGATGATTAAGTTTATTGAAAATATGGCAAAACGAGATATGTAATCGGTTAAGGCCGGTGCGTAGGGTTCCCGCTCTCCCCTGCGTGCCGTTCTAAATCTATTACTTTAACCGTTTTAAAATGGACGAAGACGAAACACTGGAGTCACAAGACCAACCTTTAGAGGAGTCAGTAGACGACCAACCAGAAGTTGAGTCAGAGGAGAGCGACAACTCTGAAGATGAGATTTCTGAAGAACAACCCGAAGAGGAATCTGAAGAAGAATTGATTGATGTTAATGGTGAGAAGTTAAGTAAAGAGGAGCTTATAAGTGGTTACATGAGACAGAGTGACTATACAAAGAAGACTCAAAACTTATCTGAACAACAGAAACAACTTCAAGCAAAACTCATAGAAAAAGAAAAAGCTTCTAAGCTTTCTAATGGTGAACAGGAAGCATTAGATAAACTAAGGTCACTAGGAGTGCCAACAAATGATGATGTAGATGACAGGATTAGAAGAATCCTAGCACAGCAACGTGTAGCCTCGGAAATGCAAGCAGTTAAGACTGAATCTGGGTTAGACGATGACATGATGTATGCAGCACAGGCGTTATCACTTCGTAAAGGAATTAGTTTATCTGAAGCAGCAAAGAGTCTCACAGCTAATAAACCTGTAAAGAAGGTTATTAAAAGGAAGAGTCTTGGAGCTAAAGGAGGAGTTGGAACTACACCATCTGGCGGGAAAAGTAAACAGATTACGTCTGAATACATTAATTCATTAGACCCTAACTCTAAAGAGTTTACGGAGATAGTGGAGAAATGGGAAAAAGGCGAACTATAATTTAATAAAATATAATATGGTAAATATTTATTCTAAAGCTGGAGCGATGGACGTTTCACAAGCTGCTGGAACTGATATGTTTCTTATCACAGCACCTGCTGCTGGGAAGATTGATGTTTCAAAATGTATTGGAGTTATGACTGAAGTTACAGGAACAATGACAGTTGATGGAGTCGTTTCACTAACTGCTTCTGGAAATGAGATTGGGACTTTTACTCCTGGTGACGATGCTGCTCTTGGGTACTCTGAAGCTTTCACAGTTGATGGAACTTACGCTACTGCTGCTAATCCTACTGTAGAATTCGCAAAAGGAGATGACATTTTAGTAGAAATTGGTACACAAGCTACTGGTACTGCTACTGGAGATGGGGACGTATTCCTTGCAATCGAGTTCGGTCTATAAGTCAAATTAAGAGAGTGGAGATTATTAACTAATTATTCAAAATGAGTAACATAACAAATACAGAAGCTACAGCGTTTATACCTGAGATTTGGTCAAAGGAAATTATTAAAGCAGTAGAATCTAAACTCGTTCTAGCTCCTCTAGTATGGAGATATGACAAAGAAGCGAAGATGGGAGATACTATCCATGTTCCTTCTCTAACAAACCTTGTAGCTAATGATAAAATAGCTAACGTATCTGTAACTTTGCAAGCACCTACTGAGACAAATACAGATATCCTTATTGATACACACAAGGAAACTTCTTATGTAGTAGAAGATATTACTGAACTACAATCAAACAGAAGTCTAAGAGGACTTTATACAGAAAAAGCTTCTTATGCTATTGCTAAAGCACTTGATAGTGACCTAGCTGCACTTGGAGCTGGATTCTCTACAACTTACGGAACTTACAATACTGCTATTACAACTGATGTAATACTAGATTCTATTGAAGCTCTTGACCTTGCAGATGTTCCAGAATCAGAAAGATATTTCTGCTTCCGTCCTGATGTAAAGAGAGACTTACTAGACCTTAACGCTTATATTTCTAGCGACTACGTAGAAGGTCGTCCTGTAGCTACTGGTAATATTGGTTCTTTATATGGAGTACAGACATTTATGTCTAACAACCTAGTTAAGACTGGAAATAACACAGATAATATGTTGTTCCACAAACAAGCTCTTGCTTGCGCTATGGCTCAAGCTGCTCGTGCTCAAACTGATTACGAACAAAGAGAACTTGGATATTTAACAACTGTAGATTGTGTTTACGGTGTTAAAGAGATGAGAGATGATTTCGGAGTTCTTGTGAAATCTTAATCTTATTTATTAACCCTTATATATGTCAGAAGAAACAGAGTTAAATTTTGAAACTCGCATGGTAGAAATCCAGGAAGAAGCAAACATTCTTGATGGAGAATTCCGTACTAATGCACAACGCAATAGTGAGATTCAAAAAAAACTATTGGAACTTACTGGTGCATATCAAGAGCTGGGAAAACTACTTCCAAAGAAAGAAGAAGTCAAAGAGGCTGTTGAGGAACCAAAGGAAGTTCTAGCTAAAAAAGCTAAATAGCTTTGTAGAGGGGGTGAACGAATCACCCCTTCGCTCAAAATTATTTAACTCAAATCGTATGGATGAGAGCAAAACAAAAGGAGAAATGACACCTACATGGATTAAAAACGAACACGGAGTTGTTTCATGTAAACCTCAATGGTTAGCTAAGAAGCTAGTAGGGAGGAATATGAATTGGGAGTATACGGAAGCAGAAAGGACAGGTGAGTATGTAGAGGAAGTAAGTGAGGGTGTTGTACCTCCCGAAGCAGTAGAAGAGGAAGAAGAACTTTCATTTAGAGAAATGCAAGTTGCAGTGAAAGAAATGGGTGTAAATCCATTTGGTAAAAAGAAATCTGCTTTAAAGGAAATATTAGAAGGTGAGGACCTTACATTCAAGAAACAAAGCATAAAATTAAATGATGAATCTTAATACAAAATCTCCAGACTATCATAAATATATACAGAAGCGAGATTCTCGTATGAGAGTTAAGTTAAGAAATAAATTGTTAAAATTTTTTAGAAGATTTAAATATGCCTTTAAGAACAGCTAAGAGAAGTACACCTTATATTATAGGAACATCAATAGTGGCAGAAACGCTTACAGCTGATTTCTCTGATAATGCTGTGTATTTTCCAACAGAAATGTATTCAGGAATGAAGTTGTATATCAATTACATACCTGCTCAAGATGCTAGGAATTGCACAGTACAAGTTGAATTCGGACCTACAGGAACTGATTTCTTTGTAGATTCAACTGAAAAGGCAACAGCAACAGGAGATACTAATTTATTAGAATGGACAGGAACTATAGCAGGCGTAACTTCAGGAATAGCATATAAGAGAGCTTATAGAGTCCCAGTAGATAGTAGTTTTGTAAGGATTAGTGTTGAAGAGGATGGAGTAGCCACTTTTGGTGCAGTAACAATTCAGGGCGAGTTTAAAATAAGTAGAACATAATGAGTAGTCAATACGAGAATAATAAGAAATTGCTAGCGGCGATAGGTACTCCTATAGATGATGATGGAGCTTATTATGTATCGGAAGAAGTAGAGAGTGCCTTACAGGAAATAGGGGCTTTTATGGTAGCGGAAGATTTATGGGATAGAACTGGAACAGTATTACATCCTCATACTTCTGGTGATTCAGTTAGAGCTGATGGTGGTTTAACTATAGGAATAGGAGCAGCAGGGGTTGATTACACTTTTAATATTGATGGAGAAACAAATGATTTTCTAGCAACATGGAAAGAAGATGAGGACTATCTGTTGATAAACGATGACTTGTTTATGTATAGCGGTAAGGCTATCTACTTCAGAAGCAATCAAGCATGGATATATTCAGGAGGGGCTGGGATACTTTCGTTAGTAGGTAGTACTTCTATAGATATGTCTTCTAATGATTTTGCTTTCGGAAAGAACACAAACGCAGATATAACATTCACGTTTAGAGGAGATACAAATGACGGAGAATTAAAATGGATGGAGGATGAAGATTACTTCCAGTTTAGTGATGATATATTCATGCCAGCAGATGAGAGAATATACTTCAATAGTATTAACTGCTATTTATATGACAATGGCGGTATTCTCACAATGGCTAA